TTCGTAGATTTGTTCATGTGTTACTTCAGCCATATTTACCTCGGAGGAACAGAACGATAAGGACTGCCTAACTTCTGAGCATTCTCAAAAGCTTTCATTTGCTTTTCACCAAGAGTAGAAACTCCTAGTTCTGTTGATCCGGCAAACGGGGGCACAATAAAGTCACTGGCTAAATCAACCATGCGACCATAATCTTTCTTTTGTGCGGCATCTGCAAAGCCAGGTATGGCCATCAAAGCGGCAGCGGCAGCACCACCTTTCAAAGCCCGTTTCATATCTTTATCAAGATTGACTTTGGGGCCTTCAATGTTTTCTTTGCGATAACCTTTGATAAGTGCGTTCTCTTCAGCCTTTAAACCACCGCCCTTGCCTGGCTCAAATGCAGGACGATATCCAAGGATCTCACCAACTTGGCCATAGGTTTTAGCACCAACTTCACCACCACCATAGAAGCTTTCCAAGTAACGCTTCATGCCAATTTCTTGCTTTGTTAAACCTGCTTCTGTTGGATCAACAGGCTTTTTAGCTTTAGATACAGGCTTTTCAACAGGAGCAACAGGTGCATTCTCTGCTTTAGGTGTTATATATGGATTGGGTCTAGGTGCAAACGGATCTATAGTAGTAACAGGTGCTACCGCAGTGGGAGCAACAGCCATGGTTGCAGGTTTTGTTATTGGAAAAGAATCATTGCTACCCGTTACTGTTGCAGTTTTTGCCCATTCAGAAGGTTCAACCTTAATTGGAGCTTCTTTTGTAACAGTAATTGGTAATTTATTTTTAATTGCGTTACCAACAATATCTGCTTCCCACTGTTTAGTAATCTTGCCACCACTAATCTCTTCAGCTTTAGCTAATGGAACACCATACTTTGTTTCAAACTCAGCGGCAAACTTTGTTTTAGGTTCTTCAACAGCAATAGGAACCGCAGTAGGAGTAGCTTGAGATAAATCAGAACCACCCATAGTTGGTTCAACCCGACTCATAATGTCTCTAGATTTCAATCCTTCTTTAGGACCTGAACCCGATTTATAACCTGCATAACCTGCGGCAGCTAACGCACCTAAACCTAAAGCAGGAAGTGCCCAATTACCAACAATTTGATCAATCAATGCGCCAACGGCAGAAGGTGCTTGAGGAGCAGGTGTTTGTGCTTGTATTGCTTTGTTTGCTTGACCTACTTGACCTATTAATTTTTCTGAATCAATTTGGCCAACATTGGGTTTTCCCATTACAGGAGGTGCAATAGGTTTTGTTTTACGAGGAGAGGTATCTACAGGGGCTTCTTGTTGAGGAGCCATCTGTTGAGGAGCCATCGGAGGCTGACCACCAAAAAAGAATGAGTTAGCTTCTTCTTTGGAAAGAGTTTCATAAGCCGTAGTCATTTATCAATCTCCTGGTGACAACACAATTTGGTTTCTACCATTGACCATCAATGAGCCCTTAGGAGGAAGAATACTTCTGCCCTCTAATTGTGATTTCATTTTATGTTGGAAGGTATTGTTAATAGCTTGGAAAATTTCAGACTTTTGGAAATTATCTGCAAGCTGACCTTGATCAAAAGTTTTTCCTGTTTTAGCCATCTCACGTTGTGAAGCCAACAACTCTTTAGACCAAGCAGCCAACAATGCGTTGTTGCGTTGTTGATTAACTCGGTTAGCAATCATTGCTTCTGCACCACCCATATATGGATCAGTATCAGGAACAGTGTTCCAAGTTGGTGGCTTAACATTTTCTGGAATGTTTTTGTAGGCAATATCATTGGCAGAATTCAAAGCATTTAAACGAATAAAAGCTTGAAATTCAGCGGGAGTTCTAATAACACCCTGAAGTTCTTGATAAATTGCTCGTTCAAGATTTTGTTGCTCTTGCAACATTTCATTGCGAGAAGCAGAACCTGAAGTAGATTCACGGCCAGATGCACCTGCTTGTGTAGTAGCAGATGTGTTTGCACCCATGCTTCCACCAAGACCGCCTTTAGCACCCGCAGGAGGCACTCCACCTTCAGTTCCAGTTGCACCAAGAGCCGCATTACCACTAACATTTGCACCAACAGTTTGTTGGCCACCTGCATTAACATTAAGGCCACGTTCTTGTTGAGTACCTGTAGAAGTACCAAGTTGATTAAGGCGACTTACATAACCAAGCAAGCGTTTGCGCTGGTCTTCAGGCAAACTAGAAATGTGATTAAGTACAGGCTTTAAACGAGAAGCTAAGTTTAATTGCTCATCAATGTTTAAGTTGGCACTACCCGCAGTACGAGCAGAGTTATAAGCATCATTTGTTGCTATTTGCAGTTGGCTTGTTAAACCATTGTTGGCTAATGTTGAATTTGTTTTACCATTAATCCATGGCAAAGTTTGCAATGATTTTGTGTCTGTATCCGTAAAAATACCGCCACGATCTTGCAATGAAGCAACTTCTTTTGGAGTTAAAACACGGCCTGTTAAACCTTCTTTAATTCGACCAGTAACACCTAATTCGTTTTCTTCTTTGTAAAACAAGTTATTGTTAATGTCTCTGGCTTCTTTTTCCTTAACAGCACCTCCGTTGTAATATTTCAATGCCTCGTTGTAGTTACGGCTTAATACGTTAACTAAAACTTTATCCCATTGGGTGGATTGATTAGGACGATACTGTTGTGTTTCTTGTTCATGTGCAGCAACATTACTAGCAATACGCATTCTTGCATCAGGTGTGCTTGCATTAGGAACGTCTGCAACAATCTCTTTAAAACGTGTTGGATAGTCTAAAGTTACTTTAGCAATAGCTGATGATGAATTTGGATCTGCGGGAGTAATAGTTTCAACCATGCCACCACCAACCGAGGGTGGTACTGCTTGTTTATCCTGTGGTGGTGCAATAGCTTCAGCCATGTTAATTCCTTAAAGATTTAAACCATGGGTATAGTCATAACCCATAATTGGCGCAGGTTGTTGCGTAGGTATTGTTTGTTGTGCAGGATTACGGGCTTGCTTCATAGTATTAACAGCACCCATAACATTTCCAGACCCAAGTTGAGCCATAGCAGGAGCAACTGCACCCGCCATACCTGAAGCAGAACCAAGTCTTTGATTCATATAATCGCCAATATTTTCTGGAGGAGCAACACCTTGTTGAGGGGCTCGCATTCCTTCAACTTCGCCAGTATTACGATTGAAGCCAGCATATTGCGTCCAATCTCCATATTGAGCAGGACTAGCAAAATCAAAGTTTTTCATGTTTATCCTTAGACCTTAAATCCAAAGCCTTTACTTGATGTATTTTGACCTTGAGTACCAGAAAAATTAGGCGTAGTAGAAGCTTGAGGGGTTCCATACACAATAGATGCGTATTTGGAATACAAGTCCATTGGAGCTTGAGAATATCCAATAGCTTTGCCAGATGTATCAACAGATTGACCCATCAAATTAGCACCTGCACCAGCAGAACCTAAACCAGAAGTTAGCAAGTTTCCATACATATTACCTGCATTAGATCCTGCAGTTAAACCGCCTGATAACAAATTACCATAAGTATTAGCGGCAGTAGATCCTGCACCCAAACCACTTGTTAATAAATTGCCATAAGTGTTGGCTGCAGTAGAACCCGCACCTAAACCACCACTTAACAAATTGCCATACAAACCACCAGCAGTAGATAATCCTTGTGCGCCTGTACCAAGAAGTGTGTTGGCAGCTTGTTGACGTTGTCCTTCCACTGCAGCAGAAGTCTGAGCCGCAGCAGATTGCAGACGTTGTTGGCCTAATTGACCTAAGTTTCTGTCAGCCAAAGCCATACGAGATGAGCCTAAACCACCTGCGGCTCCATACATAGCATTTTGACCAGCTTGTTGCTCACGAATAGCTTCACGGGCAGGTTGCAAAGAAGCTTGAATTTGCTCGTTTTTGTAATCAGGAGAAAACAAATTCATCAAACCTTGAGTGCCATAACTAGCAAGGTTTTGGCCACTAGTTGCCATTAAATCAGCAATATTTTTAGTGCCACCACCGCCAGCAAGACCTAACTGATTTGCACCAGCGGCCATTTGATCGGCAACTGTTTTAGCACCAGAACCGCCAGCAGCACCTAGTTGACTTGAAGCAGTAGCCAATTGGTCAGCAACTGATTTAGCACCGCCACCACCTGCATAACCTAATTGGTTTGCGGCATTAGATATTTGATTTGCAGTATTAAGCACACCGGTAGTACCTGCAGTCGCCAAATTACGACCTGCGCCTACTAATTCACCACCAATAGTATTTTGAGCATTACTTATAGAAGCCGCATTTTGATAAGCATTTTGAGCCGCTTGATTGGTATATGGCATAGTTTGCTGAAGCATTGTGTTTGCTCCAGTAACTGTATTTTGGTAAGCAGGAAGAAAAGTGTCTTTTAAAGCTCCAACTTGTAGCCCTAAAAGTTCTTTTTGTTCTGGAGTTAGTGTGGCAGAAGTACTGCCTGATGATTTTCCACCGCCCATGATTAAGCTCCTTTTCCTTTGCCAGAACCTTGTTTTGGCTGATTTACTGAATTATCCCACGGACTTACTGTATTTGAATAGGCATTAGGCATACCTAATTGCGGTTGACCGCCTTGACCTGGCATAGTTACTTGGCCACCCATCATGCCCTGAGTAGGATCTATTGCTCCATCATTGGGTTGAGAATCCATACTCTTTTCCATTTTTTGCAAAACAGGAGTTTGAATAGGATTCTGTCCCATTTGCATGGAAGACATTCCCGCACCTTTACCTGCAGGTGCAGAAGATTGAGGAGACTGCAATTGTGCTGAAAAACCACCCATATTTATGTCCTTGATTGCGCTTTTAACGCTTCAACTTCTGCTGATAATTCTTGGATTGCTTTGGTCAAAATAGCAACATAGGAAGGATAGTGGATAGTTTTAAATCCTGTCTCTTCTCCAACTTGCCAATTTTCTTCAAAATAAACCAATGAAGAACCACTTTCAATAAGCTCTTCAACTTCATCAGCAATAAATCCATAACCTTTTTGATGCTTTGGATCTGCTTTTAATTTGTAAGAAACAGGACGCAATTGTTTTACAAAAGCCAATCCTAAATCACTATTGGTAATTTCTTCTTTTAATCGTACATCTGATGGACTTGTTGTTCTTACATCAAGAGTTACAGTATTACCAGAACCAGTAGTTCCAACATAAGCACTAACAATGCCCGTAGAACCAGAACCAAGAATATTTATACCCGCACCTGCCGCATTGGCAGTTCCTGAATTACAAGGGAAAATTCTTGCCCAAGATGATGCGTCATAACCACCCATAGCATCTACTGTAGTCCATTGACCATCATTTCGTAAAAATGTAGTTGTAGATCCAGCAGGTTGAGCTATTGAATATGAACCCCAATTAAACTTTCCTTGATTTATTTGGAAAGCTGAATATATTGATGATGGTGCAGTACAAACCAAACCAACACCAGCATTGGTATAACTAGAAAAATAACCACCAATGTCTCGACCAGAACCAACAACACCAAGTCCTACGCTACCAGATACACTTGATGCGTTGGTTGCATATCCAACAACACCTGCATTCCAAATGCTACCAGTTGAAACTGCTGTGCCTAATAAGCCAACTCTAGCATTCCCAAAAGTTGCAGTAGTAGTTCCATCACCTAATGCTGAATAATCAATTAAATAAAGACTGTCATAAACAGGAATAGTTGCAGATGTAGGGTTATCGCCTAAAAATTTGGCATCACCACTAATATTAATATTAGCAGTTCCAGTAATATTTCCTGTGAATGATCCTGTAGCCGCACTTAAAGCACCAGAAAATGTACCTGTTGCGGCATTTAATGATCCTGAAAAAGAACCAGAAGCACCTGTAATGTCGCCCCTAAAAATACCATTGTTGAAATAGCAATTTCCAGTAGATCTGCTTATGTAATAACCTGTTGTTCCATAACTAGCAGGAACACCATAAGTAGGAGGAGTAGTTCCATTCCAATTGTCAGAACGAATGTCTTGAAAAATAGAAGCGGCAGTAGGTGTGCCCCAAGCAGTTTGATTTGCAGGGACACCATCTAATGTTGCAGTACTAGAGTTATAACGGCCAAAGGTATACCAAAGAACATCACCAACAGATACTGTAGGGGCAGTCAATGACCATCCAGAAGGTGCAGTAGGGCCTGTTGTATTGGAAGGTGTTGCAGGAGCAGCAGTATTTTGAGCTTGTACCCTGTAAGCGGTTAATGCACTAATGCCATTTGCACCTGCCGTGCCAGGCGTACCCGCAGGACCATTGGATGAAAACGCATAAAGTGGATAGGACGTATTAGCCCAATCTAAAACAGAAGTTACTGTATTGGCATTAACAACTAAAGGAATCGTGATAGCCCACAAAAAACTACCAGCCGTTGTGTTTGTTATTGGTTCAGTTGTCCAACCACTAGGAGCCGTATACGCACCTGTAGCCCATGTGTAAGTTGATGTGGTGCTAGGACGAGTTGGCGGTGTGGAAGACGCTGTCCAAATGTAAATAGATGGTGCGGCAGTGTTATATGCCGTAGTTGTGGTCACCACATCTAAATCAATTGAGGGACCTGTTTCTTGCAAATAAGTAGAATTAGGTGCAGTAGTGCCAACAAAGAAATTAATCTGTCGGCCACCATTTGTTTGATAAAACAAAAACTTGGTAGATCCAAATCCACCTGCAGCTAAAAACCAAATGTAATCCGCTGGATTAGTTGACTCTACAGAACTGTTTGTGTTTCTCAATCCATAGTAAGTACGGCCTGTTGGACTGTTACTAAAATTCAAAGTTCCATCAAAACTATCCGCATATTTAACAGCAATATATTGATACAAATACGCAATAACTACACCTGATGGACCACTGATCTGACCATTATTAGGATCGGCAGACAAGTTCGGGCCAAAGTTAGCCAACAAATAATTAATAGCATTTGAAATCTCAGATTGAGATGGGTTGCTAGTTAATGCGAACGTCATTAGAAAGCATCCTCAGTCACAGTTGCTTGCATATTAAGTGCGCTCATTTTCCATGTGTCAGTAGCATCATTTGAGCCAAACTTAACTGCCACAGTACGGAAAGTATTTTGTTGAGTAGGAACCCAAGGCGTATCTGTATCAATATTGGTTACACCTGTCTGACCATAAGTAGTGGCTTGAGCAGTTGAATTAGCACCGCCAACAGTAATATTGATTGCACCCGTACCCGCTATTTCAGGCAAAACTCGGTGGATGTAAACTTTTGAAGAATAAGGAACAGGACCATTGGCAGTTTGTAAAGCAATGTTAGTACGTTCAAACTCAGAATCAATGGCTGAACCTACAAATGAGTTACCAATAGATGTCTCTATTAAACGAGAATTAGAAACACCACCACGAGCGTATACAACAGCCCTAGAAGTTAAATTGTAGTAATCTGGTGATGAATCTACCCAACGAGGACCTTCAGTGCCCATACAAGCGTTTTGGACATCTTTAGGGGCATTCCATACTTGCAGGTCATATCTCCATGACAACATTTTGTTACACCAGCCTGTAGATGTTAAGTCAGGATAGTAAATTTCAATCTGAGATTTTTGAGTGTTGTTAACCATAAAAATCCTATTTGCATAAACAGGACTTAAGTTAGCAAAGAAATAGTTTTTAACTTTTTGGTTGCCCAAAGAAGAGAATTCCGAACCATTAAACACCCAGATATCACGGGCATCAATTCCGTAAACATTAGCATCAGTATTTGTCCAACAATTATTGTTAAACAATCCACGACCTTGATTTAACAGTCTCACACCAAAGATTGGTGCGGTAGTATTTTGGTAAGAAATAGGTGAGAAAACTACTGTATCCCAATAGGAACACACATAAAAGTTACCACCAAGAAAGAATCCATCAATCAAAGGACCACGAACAGGAACTTCTTGCTCGTTGGCCACGTTAGATAGGGTTGGCTCCCATGTGGTTGGATAGCCCTGATTGGCAAAAGCTTGCGACCATCTTACAGTTGTGGGGTAGTTATAAGACGTACCACCAATAACTTTGGTCAAATTGCCTGAAATAAGGATGTTTCCCACATTGGGAGAACAGAAATTACGGACGAATCCTGCCCTAGTAGACGTTACGCCAACATCATAGTTCCATGATGCATTAGAAGATACTGTAATTTCATTGCTTGTAGGCAAGAAATACATGGGGTTTTGGACAGTGTCGTTGATAAAAAAGACATTTCCAACCCAAGCAGATGTAATGTTTACGTCTTCTGTATAGCCAGAAATATAAGCAGCAGGATTGGCCCCCACGCCTGGCGTGATGTTGGATATACCCGTAGCAGTAATCATCCACCATTTACCTTGGCTAGATGAATTACGAGTGGCTACTATGTACACCCAAGAAGTTTCTGATCTGAAACCACCTTCCATAAAGATAGGCATATCAGTAATGGTAGAAGCAATCTGAATCTCACCAAAGATCTTCTTAATGCAACGCACATCAGCTTCTACGTTTTTCCCACTGTTGTACTCATTTGGTCCTAAAGCGTTACTAGGCACATCAGGAGTAAAACTCATTGATGTAAATGGAGTACGGAGGCGGGAATAATCGCTCATGTCACTTCTTCCATCTGCGAAAGATTGGTCAATAGACGGGTGTCTGTAGGATTGAATTCTAAAGCTTTCTTACAGAATTCGATAGCCTGTTCTTTTAAGCCAAGTCTCCAAGCAGCAATACTTGCATAATCGTATGGTTTTTCAGACCATACACTTGGGTCCATTGTGTAAACAGCCTGTTTATCTTTGATATTCAAAGCTGAAAGTGCTGATCCGTAGCTTTCAGGCCACATATTTAACCTGTAAGTTATAGTGGCCAATTCACACCAAGGCTCACGGGTATCAGGAGCTTCAGCACAAGCCAATCTGTACCACTTTAAACTTTCATGCATCATGCCCAATTCTTCATGGGCTTTACCAAGTAAACGCATGGCATAGCATCGTTCATTAGGCCAATTAGCTTCAGGCATAGCTAGATAGCGGTTTAGAGCTTCTATAGCCTCTTGCCAACGAGAATAGAAGGTAAGTTCCCGTGCATGGTAAAAAGCGTTTCTAGGGCAGTGTGGATCTTCTTTAATAGCCAATTCAAGCAATGGCATATATTGGCCACGAGATTTGGTTGGATCAGGATGGTGGCTGACCAATAACATATCTGTATGGGCATAAATTTCATTAATCCTGCCATCAGGACGAGGATATTCATGCACTGGATGATGCCAATGATATCCATGGCGGTGGTGGATTTTTTCGTAAAAGAACGATATTCCAGAACCCCAATCAAACTTGTATCTCAAACGAGTTGTTTCAGCAGTCCAAACACGTTCAATTTCTTCCCGCCAACCATCTTCCATAACCTCATCAAGATCTAATGAGATACAGACATCAAAATCACGGGGAATCATTGCAAGGGCAGCATCCCTAGCTTTATCAAACCGCCAAGGGCTAATGCAAATATCATGCACTTTTGCACCACATTCCAATGCTAGTTTTACAGTGTTATCAGTAGAGCCTGTATCCGCAATAAGGATCAGGTCTGCATCTTTTGCTGAATCACAAAAACGCTGAACAAATTGCTCTTCGTTCTTGGATATGGCATACACGGCTATTTTCATTGCTATTCCTATAATATTTAAGGTGCGTCAGGCCAAGTAATTGTCCAAGGAAAACCTGTTTGCGTGGGAACATTACGCAAAGCTTGACGATAAGTAGCCCATGCTGCTTTGTCAACAGGTGCATCAGCCACTTGTGTCCAATCACATTCTGTCAATTTCTCATCCCTTAAAGCACGAACACTTTTAGCCTGCTCGGCATCTTTCTGAGCCTTGTATGCGGCCTCATTGTCAGCAGCAGGTGTGACATTGCCTGTCTCATCTGTAGTGTCTGTGAACACTGGGCCAAGGATGTACTTTGTGTACCACTTCCCATCAAGTTGCTCAACACCAGATGCTTGTGAGTATTGGTAGACAGTTCCACCAGTAGCCTGTGGGCCTTCAAACACTACGTCAGCACCAAACTCGTTTAAGAGTTCTTCTGACAACTGTTGTGGCATAGAAGTGTTGGGGTGTAACGCACGAAATTCACTCTCGTACATAACTGCGCCTGATTCACGAATTCTGATTTGCATGATTTTTCCTTACGCTATCGCCAAAAAGATGTAGTTTCCACCATTTACATTGATGGCGGCTAAGATGGTTGAGTTCAACGCAAAGCCTGTTGAAACTGTTGTGACAGAACCAAGAGTGGCTGCTTCTGCTGCCGTACTATTCAAAAGTAAATATGGGTCTGTCAATACTGTCATGCCACGGGCTGTGTCGTAAACATACCAATCACCACTTGCGTCAGTTTGTTTGATAAGCACAAACCTTGCACCACCTGTGAATCCGCAGTCAATAGTTTGTGTTGTGCCGTTGCCTGTGTATGAGCCTACTTTGGAAACACCAGTTGCTGTAGCAAATAGGTATGCAACATAAGTGTCACCTGACCAATTGACATTTGAGTTTGTCCCAACAGTAAACAAAGTTGAAGTTGGCGCTGTATTGTTCCAATAGCTGGAAGAAGTAATTACTGCTTGATCTAAATCTAATATTAAATTTTTAGTTGCACCTAGCGTTGCGCTGTAAACACGCCACCGCTGTGAACTTCCGCTTAAATTTGTTCTGGCTTTAACAATCATCAACTCAGGAACCACAGTCAAATTATGACTAAATGTTGTTGCGCTTCCCGTCCCTGTATAGCAAACCTCATCAAAAAACGATGGTGCTCTAGAAAAGAAATAGTTAATGTATGGCGCACCGCTTGCATTAACTCCACCATTTGTGGAAAAAGTTACATTATTGTTGTTAAACCCTGTAACTGTTCCCGCCAAGTATTCGGCAACTGTGTCGTTTGTTGTTAAATTGTATGAACCGCTTGTTGTATTGGCAGGGCCACGCAATCTGTCCGAAACAATGTTGTATGAATTAGCGGAACGATCTCTATTGATAATTAGAGACATATCTGTAAGGTTTGTTGTGCTTACTGTTGCCGCAGAACCTGTGCCTGTTCTTGCAATAGGACTAAACACACTAGTCCCACTTGTAGGCACTTTCATCGGGCCTCTACGAATCGTTACATAAATGTAATCTCCAGCACCCCATCCAGCGGCTAAATTAAATCCTGTGGCTGTTGGGTCAATGCCATAAGTTCCTGTTTCCGCAGCTGATGAATTGGCATATAAATATTTATCACCAGTTCCTGACCCATTATCAACAACCAAGCCCCGCATAGTGTCAAACATCCACCAAGAATCTGAACCACTAAATTTTTTCCACAAAATCCATTGAGGTTCATAACCAAGACTTACGCTTTGAGCTGAACCAGTTACAGAAACAGACCCACACGAAATTACATTGTCTGTACCAGTTAGGCCAAAGCCTCCTGCGTCATGGGCGTAAATATAGGCAACATAAGTTCCGCCAGAAGCATTAGTTCCACTACTAGTGCCAACAGTAAATACTGTTGATGTAGGTAAAGTGGAATTAAAACAAGTAGCATCTGTAAGTTGACCAAAAGTTAAATTTAACGCAATTAAACCACCTGATGTAGTGTTTAAACTGCGGTGATAAACAATCCAATTGTCAGATGTGTCTGTTCTTTTAACAATAATACAACCTGGCACAGAGCCAAGATTGTGAGCAATTGTTGTTGTAGAACCTGTCCCTGTCCACGTCACAACATCAAAGAACTTTGGTTGCTCTCGGAATGTCCATGAGGCGTAGGTTGCACCTCCGTTATAGTCACTATTTAACGAAAATCCATTAGTGTTAAAACTAGCTAAACTATTAAAAGTTTGTTGCGGGTCTGTATTGTTGGAAACTAATCCTTGAGTTGCGCCTCTAACAGTATCAAACAAACCATGTTGATATGCTTGGCTTCTAGCTTTTAACCAAACTAATCCACCCTTACCAGCAGTTGCACTTGTAAATGGGCCAAGGACACTGGCTGCTGTATTGCCAAAAACAGTTAGAGTAAAAGCATTTGCTGAGTTATCTACAAAAGGTGTTGCACCCTGTAAAGTCAACAAAGATGTTCCACTTATTGCGGTTAATGGTGCAGTTGGGGGCGTGAATGTTGTAGTGTAAAGTGCTGTGCCTTTTAATAAACGCATATTAGATATAAAGCCATTGAAATAATACCCGTCAAATAAAGCACCAATATAAGATGGAGTTGTTGACACATAATTTGTCGAGTCTGTATATGTTGAACCACCCTGAACGCCATTTACAAATAATTTTGTACTTGTGCCACTTCTGCAAATAGCAATGTGATACCAAGTTCCAGTTGAAACAGAAGAGGATGTAATTTGAAATCCTCCGTTGGTAAAGTATTTAATTGTGCCTGATTGAAAAACAATTGTTGGTGTTGCAGAACCGCCTCGACCATCATATATGCCAGCCAAAGAAGTTACATCGTTTGCATATGCCCAACATTCAATCGTAAAGTCACCAGTTCCAAACGCTAATGCCGCATTACTTGCAACAGTTAAATAATCAGTAGAGCCGTTAAAGTACCCTGACCCACCAGTATTGCTTGCCCCAAGATTAATTCCGTTTTGAATTATTTGGCCTGAACCATTGCCTGTATAAAGGTATGTGCTAAATACATCCTCAATGTAGTTAACCGCACCAGCACCCGCAGCGACTTGTGACGTATTGGCTGAAAACATATTTACCCTTAAGCAGAGTAGTTCTGACCAGCAACTGATCCGTACCAGTTTGTGCCATCACTTGTAAACACAAACTTGTCCATTTTGCTTGCCGTAGCAGTCAAAGTAGGTGCAGTGCCACTAGGCCATGCAACTGTAGACCAAGTGACTGTATAAGCACCCGCACCAGTTTTAAGCAACAACATAAATGACTTACCACTTACTGCCGATGGCATTGTGATTGTGCAAGTACCTGTCAAGGTAATGATCTGCACTGTGCCGTTAGTCAAAGCCAAAGTAATGGCAGTTGAACTGTTGGCAGAATAAGGTGTTTCAACGTAGTTGGTAATTGTTGGGTTTGTAGCCGATAAAGTTGTACCATCCCAAGTTAAATTGGTTACCCCGCCAAATGCACCAGAATTGTTATATTGAACTTGAGTATTTGATCCACCAATTGTTGGCGTACTGCCTGTAGGACCTGTGGGTCCACCACTTCCTATTGAGCCTGTAGGACCTGTAGGACCTGCAACTGTACTAGCAGCACCAGTAGCTCCTGTAGGACCAGTAGGACCCGCTACAGAAGAAGCTGCACCTGTAGGACCTGTGGGTCCACCTGCGCCTGTAGTTCCTGTGGGTCCCGTAGGTCCGGTAGGTCCAACTGCTCCATTAGTTCCTGCCGCACCCGTGGGTCCTGTAGGACCTGCAACTGTAGATGCCGCACCAGTAGATCCCGTAGGACCTGTAGGACCTGTAATTGATGTTCCAGTGCTACCTGTGGGACCTGTGGGACCATTTGATCCTGTTGGGCCAAGGTTGGTATACATTACCTGAGTAGCAGTGAAAATAATAGATGGCGTTCTTGGATAACCACCACTTGCCGCAAGTGTTTCTAATTGAACATTTGTAGTTGCTGTTTGCCAATAAACTTGAATGTAATCAGAAGCAGCAAGTTGCAAAACAAAATTAACTGTAAAAACTTCTGATGAATATGC